AGCCGTATGGCGGAGCCAGCATGATCGGCCAGTACTACTCGTACCAAGAGGGTGAGCTGCGCAACCAATTCATGCAAATTCCCACGGTGTCACGCGCCCGTGATCTTCACGCGTCGATCTTGTCGACCATGGAATTGAACATGTACACCGAAATGTGGAACGGCGAAGAAATGGAAGAGGTCTATTTAGCGCCGCGTTCCTGGCTAAAACAGCTTGACCCCGAAATGCCGAACAGCTATTTGTGGTCGTGGATTCTTGACGATCTCATGTTTTTCGGTCGTGCGTTTTTGTACATCACGGCCCGTACAGCTGACGGCTACATGGCGCAGGCGACACGCCTGCCGGCCGGATCGGTTACATCCGAGGACATGGCCGGCCCAGTGTGGTTCGGCAAATCAAAAATGCTGTATTTCCAGGGCGGCATGCTGAACACGGAAAACGTGGTGCAGTTCATCAGCCCGATCCAGGGCATCATTTACAGCGGCACCAACAGCCTGCAAACCGCGCTCAAAATCGAGGATGCGCGCAACCGCAACGCCTCGAGCGCTATCCCGGCCGGTGTTCTACGGCAAACTGGTGGCGAACCATTGAGCGCCCAGGAACTAGCCGACATTGCAACCGCGTTCAATACCGCCAGGGCAACAAACCAAACTGCCGCACTCAACGAATATCTGACATATGAACCGTCAACCGCAACACCCGACAAAATGCTGTTGATCGAATCCAGCAACTATTCAGCGCTGGAAATGGCACGCGTTTGTAACGTGCCGCCATACCTGGTTGGCGTCAGCACAGGCTCATACAGCTACCAATCGAGCGACCAGGCGCGCCGTGATCTATGGCTGTTCGGCACCAGCGTCTACGCCCAATGCATCGAGGACACCCTCAGCCAACAGCTGCCCCGCGGCACCTACGTCGAATTTGACGCCGAGGACTACCTCGAAGAATCAAGCATGTCAGCTGACGTGCAACCCCAAAACATGCCCGAAGAAAACACACAAGAGGAACTCGCATGATCCGATTCACTGCCCCATCCGTCACCATCGAAGCCGCACCCGGCGAAGAATCCCGGGTCGTGTCCGGGGTCGCCGTTCCCTACAACGAGATCGCAACCGTCTCGGACGGCTCCCAGGTTCGGTTTGCGCCTGGCTCCCTACCCGTCGACGGCAAGCCGCCAAAATTGTTTATGTACCACGACGCCAGCCTCGCCGTAGGCGTGGTCACCGATCGGGTCGAAACCGACGCCGGCATGCTTTTTTCCGCCAAAATCAGCCGCACCGCACTGGGTAACGACGCGCTCCAGCTCGCTTTGGACGGCGTCCTTGACTCGGTATCTGTCGGTGTCGATCCGGTCGAATACACCGTCGAAGCCGAAACCGGCGTCATCACCGTCACCAAAGGCACCTGGCTCGAGCTGAGCCTCGTCCCAATCCCGGCGTTCGCGGGCGCTACCATCGACACCGTAAAAGCCAGCATCCACCAAGACGCCGATGGCGTCAGCAATAATTCAGACAACACCACCGCAGAGGAGTCACAAGTGGAAGAAACCGCAACCCCCGCAGCTGCACCGGCCGAAGAGACCATCGTGCCAACCGCACCGATCTACGCGCAGGCAAAGCGTGAATACCGCATGCCGAGCGCAGCAGAGTTTCTTGCTGCCATGCACACAGGTGGCGACACCTGGCAGAAGATCAACGCCCAATACAAGGAAGCCGCCAACGCGCAGCGCACCACACTACAAGCCGCCGCGGGTGACGTACTCACCACTGACACGCCTGGTTTGCTCCCAGTTCCGGTGCTCGGCCCATTGGTGCAGGATCTGAACTTTGTGCGCCCGGTCGTGAATGCCGTTGGGGCACGCGCTTACCCGGACGGCGGCCAACAGAAGACGTTTATTCGGCCTACGATCACGACACATACCAGCGTTGGCACGCAGTCGACTGAATTGTCGGCAGTCAGCGCAACCACAATGGTGATCGCATCGAACTCGGTGTCCCGCACCACCCTCGCCGGTCAGGTCACGCTGTCGGTGCAGGACATCGATTTCACCTCACCCGCCGCCATGCAGCTGATTCTTAACGATCTCATCGGCGAGTATCTCATCTCGAGTGACAATTTCTGTGCCGATAACTTGCTGACCGCTGCCAACGCAAGCGGCGTGTGGGACGGCACGACCGCCGACCTCATGAAGAGCATCTACGACGCGGCCGTTGACGTGTCGAATAACCGCAACTACATGCCGACGCACATGTTCGTCAGCCCAGACGTTTGGGGCCAAATGGGACAGCTCGTTGACTCAAGCAACCGCCCGGTGTTCCCGTTCATCGGTGCCGGTCTCGCCGGTTTCAACTCAATTGGCTCATACGCCGCAAACACCTGGGATTCAACCCCTCTTGGTTTGCAGCTCGTCGTGGACAGCAACTTTGCTGCCAAGACAATGATCATCACCCGCGTTGGCACTGGCGTCGGTGACGCGTTCGAGTTCTACGAGCAGCAGCGTGGCGTTATGTCGATCGAAAAGCCGGATGTTCTCGGACGCACCATGAGCTACCACGGCTACGTCAGCACGTTCGCTGCCATCGGTGGAATGATCCGCAAGATCACCCAGGCATAACCCGAAAGGCAGGCCGCAATGGCCGTCTACTCGGTCACATTCAAGCAACGCGTCGACAATTACGGCGTGGTGCAGACCCTCACGAACACGCCCATTGAGGTCGGACAATCGATAACCCTTGCCGGTGTCGGTGACGGCCTCGATGGCACGTTCGTCGTTTTGGCGCAACCAGCGCACCAGTTTGTTGGCGTCGACACCCAGGGCAATCTGCTGTTCGACCTCGAGTTCGAGTACCCGAACCAGCTGCTGTTTTACGACGCCGGCGATGACGTTGACCGGGTATCGATCATCCCGCCAGGCACCTGCACATGGAATCCGACATGCACCTGGATTACCGCGCAGCAAATCCTTGACTGGCTCGGCATTAGCGTCGCCACAGCTGGCGACCAGGCCTTTGTCACCCAATGCGCCTCAGCCGCGAATGCGTTCTGTTACCGCCGCCGCCAAGAGGCCGGCTATTTGCAGGACAGTCTCACAACCAGCCCGTCAGCTGACGTGACCCTCGGGACGATCCAGTACGGCGGCATGCTGTACCGCCAGCGTGGGTCAATCTCGTCCTACGCCGAGTTTGACCAGGTGGCCGCCAACGCCGTCACAGGCCTTTCAGGCGTCATCAAACAGCTGCTAGGCGTCGACCGCCCACAGGTGGCCTGACGTGACCGTACAGGCCTACACAGACCTGTTTAACGTCACGCTGGACAACCTGGCCAGCACCATTTCGACGCGCACCGGGCTGCCGGTCGTGACCGACCCCAGGAACCTGCAACCCCCTTGTGTTTTCCTGGACGCGCCACGAATCCAGGCATGGTCAAACAACATTGCAAAAATGGAGTTTCCGGTGCGTGTCATCAGCCTGGGGCCCAACAACGCCGACGCCCACAGGAACCTGCTCAACCTGATGGCCAAACTAATGAACGCCGGGGTAGGCATGACCGACGCCCGGCCAACCATTGCCATCATCGGCGGCACCGAACTGCCAGCATATGATTGCACTGTATTCATCCAGGCGCAGGAGTAACTATGGCCAAGATCATCAGCCCAAGGGTAGGAACACCCGGCGAAGAATTTGACGAGGCCGCAGCCGAGGCGGCGGGTATCAACGTCGACGCGCTCATTGAGGGCGGTTTCATTTCCACCAGCAAAGCACGAAAATCTGCTAAAACAGCAGAACCAACCGAGGAGTAGCAATGGCCACCAGCACAATTCTCAGCAACCCAACTGTCACCGTCAACTCGGTCGATCTCTCCGACCAGTGCACCAGCGCCACATTCAACGTCAATTTCGCGCAGCTGACCGCGACCGCGTTTGGCGACACTGACAACAAGTACGTCAAGGGTCTTGGTGACCATTCGGTCGACCTTGAGTTCTACATGAGTTTTGCCGCCACCGAAACGTGGGCAACTC